CTCATATGTGGATCGTAGTTTCTAAAATCAAATTCTAATTCACCACCTGTGTATTCTGAACCATCTGTTAACTGACAAGTCATAGATAGTTTTCGAATCTTACCATTGTCGGGTCCTTCTTTGTCATAAGGTTTATCCCAACTATCACAATGCCAATCATAATATTGGTTGTGTTTATATTTTGTAAACTGACACGATTCAGATCTGTCCCATTCAAAGTTCCAACCAGCATTTCTATTTGCTTCGTGGACATATGGATGTAATTCTTTATATATCCAAGTATCATTAAGCCAAACTAAATCTGACTTTCTTTTTCTTTGCATATTTTTAACTTGGTCTTTGTCTAATTTTTTATCACCATAGCCACCAGTTCTAGCCATAACTTCTTCTTGTGAATTTGCATAAGCTATTACATCATCACAAAACTTTGGTGTAAGTGCTGCAGGAAAATGCCAGTAGTAATTAGATATATTCATAGGTTATAGTTTGAACAAAGTTTAAACTATCTTTCTGGTTATTAGTTAAGTAATACATATTAGTAGATGGAAACATAATAAACATATTATTTTTAAGTTCTATATCCCAACTTCTTCCTTTACGTCTGTTATCTTCAAAGTGTATTCGAACAAAACAATCTTTAACTTTTACACCATATAATAATGTAAAGTCTGGAGAGTTACGTAGATCTACTGGATCAATATTTAGTAATGGAATTGTAGTCTCGCTGGGTTTATAAATGTTACCCCACGTTTCTTTGTTAATTAAATTAACACCATACTCAAGACCAACGTGATCTCGCATATAAGTATTTAACATATCCCAAGTTCTTGAGAATGGAAAATCTTTGTTTTGAATTACTGATTGTAAAATATCACCTGATAATTTATCTCGGTCAATGTCCCAATCTTTAGGCATATTGACATCACCAAAATATAATGCTTGCTCTGTTAATACTTTCTTCTGCATACCACCACCATTTTTAATCTATGCTAAATTATCTGTCAAGTCCCAAGTTTGCCCAGCTTCATTCCAGTCATAGGACCAAGAGTGTGTATTAGCTTCGTTTTGTGATTCTTGTTCAGCTGTTAATGCTGGAGCATCACCGATTGGTGATTTCCAAGAAGCTGATTCGATGTGTTTTACCCAAGATGCGTAAGGTTTTTTAGGCCAAAAAATTTGATCATCTTCGTCCCAAGTATAACCTATACCTGCGTAATTACCTCTTAATGGTGTACCACCATTTTTATGTTGATTACCTGATGTATTGTATGAAGTTTGAATCCACATTTGTGCAGGCCAATTATTATGTGTCTCTAAATATTGTTGTCCTACTGATTCATCTTCAACGCCATCAGCGTTTAACATATCACTATTATTCAAAGTTAATACTTGAATAACTTTTCCGTTTGATCCTAGTTTTGCAAAATGTGCCATAATGTTTCTCCTTATATATTAATTTTAATTATCATTCAACTACTGAAATCTGTATCTAATAATAACAATTCCTGATCCACCATTTCCACCATCATATCCACTAGATGCAGCTGCTCCACCTCCACCACCACCAGTGTTGTCTGTTCCATTACCACCATCTAATCCTGGTGTATTTGGTGAATTACTGCCTGGAGTTGCTCCTGGTCCACCACCACCTGTTCCACCAGCACCTCTTGTTACAGGACCACACGGAGCTCCACCGCCACCGCCACCTGCTCTTGCAGTTGGTGTTCCATTAATTGAACTTGTTGCTCCTGCTCCACCATTTCCGTTTGATCCACTAGCTCCTGCACCATTCTGACCAGCTGCTGTTGCTCCACCACCCCCTGCTGATAAGACACTACTACCATTTGCATTACCACCAACAAACCCTTGAGCTGGACTTACTGAAGGAGTATTACCTGCTCCACCACATCCACCACCATCATTTCCTGAACCGCCACCTCCGCCAGATCCTCCAGCTAAACCAGATCTTTGAGCAACTGCAGGTCCATAAGGAGGAGTATTTGCATCACCTGGAGCACCGCCTCCACCGCCTGCAGAAGTTACTGTACTAAAAACTGAATTTGCTCCATTAGTTCCAATACCAGCAGCTGATGGTGGAGCTTTTCCTCTAGCACCGCCACCTCCAACTGTAATTGGAAAAGCTGTTGCTGTAACTGTTACTCTATTTGGAGCGTTTGGATAACCATTTAATGGAGATCCTGTATAAGGTGAACTTGGACTTACTACTTCTCTATATCCTCCACCTCCACCACCGCCACCTCTTGATTGAGCTCCACCACCGCCACCTGCAACAACGACGTGTGAAACTACATTATTTGCTGCGCAAGATGCAGCTTGAGTTACTGTAAAAGTACCAGGCCCTGTAAAGGTATGAATTTTGCAATTACCTGAAGTTGTAATAGTACCACCTGTTGCCACCATATAAGGTGGTGCGCCTGTAATATTAGATGTTGAATCAATAACATTTTTCCAACCTTCGGTATCATCCACATATACAAAATATGCAGATTGTCCTTCGGTTGATAAAATTGCATCTTGTGCTTCACCACCTATTTTTTGTGATCCATTTGGTGATATTGTTAAATTATTTGTTTGAAATGTATTTGTATAATCTGCAACTGCAAAAGAATTTCCTGCAGTTCCTGCTGGTAGATTAACTGTAATTGCTCCACCTGAAGTATCACAAAAATATCCTTCTCCAGCTGTTACAGTGAATGTTGCTGTTTTTTTGGTTGTTACCCAAGATATTTCACCTGTAGAACCAAAGTTTGTTGCTGTACCTTGATTATTAATTGTTGCACCTGCAGGAATTGTAAAGGTATCTCCACTATCTCCTAACTGTACTGTACCACACGCTGTTCTTGGACTAATTTTATTTACTTTTATTTCACTCATAATTTACCTATTGAAATTTATACCTTATTATTACTACTCCAGAACCACCATTTGCACCAGCTCTTGAACCAGGAGCAGTTGATCCACCACCGCCACCACCACCTTTATTGTCAGTGCCGGCACCCGCTGTTCCACTAGAATAACTCATACCTTGACCTCCTCCACCAGGTCCACCAGATCCTCCGCTTGCATAACCACCGCCACCACCACCGCCGGCATATGCTACAGGACTTGCTGTAATACTTGTTGTTGCTCCTCCTCCACCATTACCACCATTACCTGGTGCACCACTACCTGTTCCTGCTGAACCAGCATTAAGAGCACCGCCACCACCACCAGCAGCATTTCCACCTGGAGTACCAGCTCCGCCATCTTTTCCTTGAGCGGGACTTACGGGAGGAGTGTTTCCTGTACCGCCTGCATCTTGAGCATCACCACCACCTCCAGAACCACCAGGACCACCAGCTGGTTGACCTCGATCACCAAAACCTCCACCGGTTGATGTTATTGTACTAAAAATTGAATTTGCTCCACTTGTAGCATCTGCTCCTCCTGGTTGACCTGCTGTACCGCCTCCACCCACTGTAACTGGAATACCACCTACCGAAGAAATTGTAACTGCTGTTCCACCTTTTATAGGTGATGCTGTGTAAGGAGTTACAGGAGATTCATTCTCTCTAAAACCACCTGCTCCACCGCCGCCACCATCGTCGTGTCCACCGCCACCACCACCAGCTACGACTAAATGAGAAATTACTTGATTAGATCCTATGCCTTCATTTGTTACACAAAAAGTTCCTGGACCTGTAAATGTATGAATTTTATCATCTCCACTAGTTGTTATTGTTCCACCTGTTGCTACAATAAAAGGAGTTACAAGTCTTCCTGTGATAGCACTAGTTGAATCTTGAACATTTATCCAGCCTTCAGTTGCATCTACATAAACAAAAGTTAATGATTGACCTTCTGTATTTAAAGTTGCATCAGCATTAACTCCACCAATTTTTTCTGATCCGTTTGGTGAAACGGTTAAAGAATTTGTTTGCCAAGTTCTTGTATAATCTGCAAGAGAAACAATTGCTCCAGCAGAACCTGCTGGTAAATTAACTGTAAATGCTCCACCACTTGTATTACAAAAATAACCTTCTCCAGTAGCTGCAGTAAAAGTTCCTGTTTTAATAGATGATGTTTGCCAGTCGACAGTTCCTGTTCTACCAAAACCTGTCTGTGTTGCACCCGATGCTAAAGCAACGGTACCACCACAACGACCTAATGTAACTGCAGATCCATCTACAACAATTGGATTACTTGCACCTGATCCAATTGTAGTAGTTGTTCCACATTTTTTGATGATGTTTGAATCATCTGAAACTTTATTTATATTATCTACTTTAATTTTACTTGTCATAATTATTGAAATTTGTACCTTATTATTACTATACCTGAACCACCTGCTCTACCATAAGCTTGTGGAATATTTCTTTCACCTCCACCGCCACCACCACCAGTGTTAGCTGTGCCATCTGTTCCATTTGCGGCATTAGGAGATGGTCCACCAGTTGAACCAGTTCCTCCGCCACCAGCTCCACCAGCTCCAGCAGTTCCACCTTGATAAACTGATCCGCCTCCACCACCAGCTCTTGTTACTGCTGATCCTGTAATTTCTGATGAAACTCCTGCTCCGCCCGTACCACCAACACTTGGACTTGCAGCAACAGGAACATTTCCTGCTCCACCAGCTCCGCCTCCACCACCCATTCCATAGTGAGGTGAACCATAACCTGCAGCACCACCATTTTGTCCTTGAGCCGGACTAACAGGAGGTGTATTTCCAACACCAAATCCAGGCGAACTATTTCCACCTCCTCCACCAGATCCTCCATTAGTTCCAGCACACGGATTGGTTCCACCACCTCCACCGCCTGCTGATGTGATAGTTGAAAAACTTGAATTAGATCCTGAAGCTCCTGGTCTATTACCTGGAGGAAAAGGCGTATTAGGAGCGCCACCACCTACGACAATTGAATAAGCTTGTGCAGTTACTGCTATACCAGCATTTGGACCTGAAGTACAAGTAATTGGACTTGATGTATAAGGTGTTTGAGGACTTTTACCTTCTCTATAACCACCTGCTCCGCCACCACCTCCGTGATTGGTTCCACCAGCTCCTCCTCCTGCAACAACCACATAAGAAACTTGACTTGAACCTGCAGGATTACCTGCACAAGAAACACAAAATGTTCCTGGACCTGTAAATGTGTGTACCTTATAGTCTGTACATACTGTTGTAATTGTACCGCCCGTCGCTACTATAAATTCAGGTTGTGCTTCTATATCATTTAAATTTGATGTTTCAGTAGCTTTCCAACCTTGTGTGCCATCTACATAAACAAAAACTGCACCTGAATTGTTTTTAGAAATTACTTGATCAGAAGCTGCACCATTTATATTAGATCCATTTCTTCCAACTGTAATATTGTAACTTTGTGCTGTTCCTGCATAATCTACAACTGCCATAATATCTCCAGCACTTGGACTTGCAGGTAAATTTATAGTTTTTATTGCTCCTGTTGAATTTACAAAATAACCTTTTCCATTTACACCAGTTGTTGGTGTAGAAGTTACTGGTGTTGTAATCCAATCAACAGTTCCTGTTCTACCAAAACCTGTTTGAGTAGCGCCACAAGCTAAAGTTACAGCTGTACCTGATCCACCTAAAGTTAAAGTTGAACCACTTTGTTTGTCTATTGCATCTACTTCTATTTTTGACATTATACTATTACTAAAGTCCCTGTTACTGTTATTGTTGCAGGAATAGTG